ACCCAACGGTCGAAACTTTCATCGCTCAAATTGAAGAGTTCTCCAACGACCTCGCTGAGAAAGAATTCGGAAGCGTACCTAAAGTTCTACGGATGCCTCACAAAGACGGCGATGAGAACAAGAAGGAAGAATTTCACGGTCACTGGACGATCACATGTAAGTCCAAGTACCAGCCAGGATTTATTGATGACACCAAGAAGCCGCTACCAGACGGTATGGTCCCAATGTCAGGCGATCTGGTTCGAGCGTCGTTTGCATTGAATCCTTACGAAAATGGCGGCAACAAAGGTGTGTCAGGGCAGCTACGCAATGTGATGCTTTGCGACAAACGTAACGCTGGCAATGATGACTTTGCGGACATCGCTGCAAGCGAACAGTCCACGGACGATGACGATGACGAGTTCGACATCTAGCGCAGTGCGTCACCTCGGAGCGGCTGCGTTGACAATACATCTCGCAGTCACGCCGGTCCCAGCGTCACGGCCTCGCGTGTCTCGTTGGGGAACTTACTACGGCAAGACCTACCAAGCTTTTCGTTTAGAAATGCAAAAGGCTTTAGAGAACCACGTCGCAGAACCAATGAGCGGACCTATAGACGTGGTGGTCGAAGCCGTGGTGCCAAAGCCACGCACTGGCAAACGTGCGTATCCACGGGGCGACGTCGATAACTACGCCAAAGGTATACTCGACAGCCTCACTACACATTCTGGAATCTGGTGGGATGACGATCAGGTGAACTGTCTGACAATTAGCAAACGATACGCTGAACCAGATGAGGCACCAGCAATCGTAATCCACTACGCAAACTCAAAGGACTAAACATGTCGCAAATCGACACATTAAAACGTCACTTTCGGATCACTTATCGGATCAACGACATGGAAGCGCGGAGCATGTACCGCATTCGTGCGTTGCCTCGAAGGATCAAAGACATGGAGATAATCGGTTACTCGTTCATTAGACAACGGAAGATCGATCCGACCGGTCAACGGTACGTGGAGTACGTGCTGAACCGCTCGGCGTCTGTCTATGAGGCGCAGCAACGTGGCCTTGGTTGAGGCCCACCAGCCATGCAGTGCGTGTGGTTCGAGTGATGCTCTGAGTGTCTACACGGACCACACTTTTTGTTTCTCCTGTTCGCGCTACACGTCGCTCGGAGAGACCATACGACCAAAAAGGAAACAGCCAGTGAGCAACCTGATTACCAGTGGTTACTATTCGGCACTTAAGAACCGCAAGATACGTGAAGAGACTTGCAGAAAATTCAGTTACCAACTTGCTGAACAGAACGGCAAGCCGGTTCACGTAGCACCGTATCGCGACCAAGCCGGTCAGCTTGTAGGCCAGAAGATCAGAGCGGCTAAAAAGCAATTCTATACGACAGGCGATATGACTGAGGTGCAGCTATTCGGTCAGCATCTTTGGACCAACAAAGGTGGTAAACGTATCGTCGTGACCGAGGGCGAGATCGATTGCCTCGCGTACCACCAAGTAAACCCAGCGTGGCCTGTCGTGTCGATCCCGAGTGGTGCACAAAGCAGTCCCAAAGCGATCACTCGTAACATTGAGTTCCTCGAAGGTTACCAAGAGGTGGTCTTCATGTTCGACAACGACCAAGCGGGTGCGGAAGCAGCACAAAAGTGTGCCGATCTGATAACCCCAGGGAAAGCTAAGATCGCCACCACGCCGCTGAAAGATGCCGGTGAGATGCTGATCGCTGGTCGCGTGAAGGAACTTATCACTTGTGTCTACGAAGCGAAAACCCAACGACCTGACGGTGTCGTTAACGCAAAGGAACTTTGGGATGACATCAACAAAGATATCGACATGGGTGCGCCGTACCCGTTTCCAGCTTGGAATAAAATACTTTATGGTCTGCGTGACCGTGAACTCTTGGTTCTCACGGCTGGGTCAGGCGTTGGTAAAAGTACGATCTCGGCTCAGTTGGCCTACGATCTGGCGGTAAACCAACAGCAACCCGTCGCATACATTGCGCTCGAAGAGAGCGTCAGTCGCACAGCACTACGGTTCATGTCGCTTGCTGCAAAGAAACCATTGCACCTACCCAACGATCTGACTGAGGCCCAGCGCAAAGACGCATTTGACTCTTCGCTTGGACACGGATTGGTAACGCTGTTCGATCATTTCGGCTCGGCAGACAGTGACCATTTGTTAGCAAAAATGAGATACATGGTGGTCGCGCTGGGCGCAAAGTTCGTGGTGCTAGATCACCTGTCGATCTTACTCAGTGGGGCAGACTTTATGGTCTCCAACACGGGGTCCGAGAGACAACAGATCGACTACACAATGTCGAAGCTGCGTCAGTTCAGTGAACAGTATGGCTGTTCGATCATACTCATTAGCCACCTACGCAGATCAGGTGGTGACAAGGGGTTCGAAGACGGAGCCGAACCAACACTTTCGTCCCTGCGTGGATCACAATCGGTGGCCCAACTCGCAGACACCGTGGTCGCGGTAAGTCGTGACGCTTCCGGTGGTGAAGACATACTGAAGGTCGCGTGTCTAAAGAACAGATACGTGGGCATCACGGGACCAATGGGTCACCTTGTATACGACCACGATACAGCAACTCTGTATGAAGCAAATCCAGACAACTTCGATGACATTGAGGATATGTAAACAAAATGAATCTACCGGATATTCTGATAGCCGACATTGAAACAGATGGACTACTCCATCAGATGACCAAAGTGCACTGCATTTCGATTGGCACACTTGATGGCACGGTGACGTGCTACGCCGATCACCCTGATTACCCACCGATCAGACACGGCCTCGCCCGACTACGCACCGCTGATCGTGTTGTATTCCACAACGGCGTTGGGTTCGATTACCCAGCACTCGCGATGATCTACGGTGATGACGTGATGGATCGCAACTTGATCTGGGACAGTCTTATTGTCTCACGTCTAGTCCAGCCCACCGGCAGACGTCACGGCCTCGCGGCATGGGGTGAACAACTTGGTTTCCCGAAAGGAGACTACGACGATTGGTCTCGCTTCACGCCAGAGATGGGAGCGTATTGTGATCAAGACGTCGCCGTAACGACCAAGGTCTATCAGCACTTGCAGACGCTGATCGATTACACGTTGGGTGCTGCGATTCAATTGGAGCATGACTTCGCTTGGGTCATCCATCTGCAAGAACAACACGGGTTTCGCTTAGACGTCGAAGCGGCACAAGCGTTGGCGGTGGAGATGCGTGGCGAGATGGTGGAGATCGAAGCGGAACTGCAAGAAATCTTCCCGCCCATCACGCACGAAAGGTGGAGCGAAAAGACCGGCAAGCGTCTCAAGGATCGTATAGAAATCTTTAATCCTGGTAGCCGTAAGCAGATCGCTGAACGCCTAATCGCAAAGTACAACTGGAAACCCAAAGTCTTCACCCCCGCCGGTAGTCCTCAGATTGATGAAGGCGTTTTGTCGATCCTCAAGTACCCAGAAGCCAAAGCGTTAAGCAGATACTTTCGGTGCCAAAAGCAACTTTCTCAGATCAGTGAAGGTGACAGCGGGTGGCTCAAGTGTGTCTCCAGACGTGGTTATGTCCACGGCAAGGTCAATACTCTTGGGACAACCACGTCCAGATGCTCACATTTCGGCCCGAACATGGGGAATATCGATAAGAAAGACCCACGGATGCGTGAGGTCTGGAAGCCAGACGTTGGTCACCTACTCGTAGGGATCGACGCAGACGCGCTTGAACTGCGAATGCTTGCGTCATACCTCGGCTTGTTCGATGAAGGTCGGTATCGCGATCAGCTATTACTGGGTGACAAAGACAAAGGAACCGACGTCCATTCGATGACCGGCAAGCTGGTACAAATTGAAAATCGAAATGACGTAAAACGTCTCACATATGCATACCTCTACGGTGCGTCCGACCGCAAACTTTCTGAAATCTTAAAGGACGCCGGTAGTCCGCTGAAAGGTAAGGAAGCACGTAAGCGTATCGGTGAAGGTGTCGTGGGTCTCGGTAAACTTTCAGACATCGTCGTTAAGAAATCCCAAAAGGGATACATCTTGGGTGTCGATAAGCGTCGTGTACCAACCAAGAGTGAACACTCGGCGTTAAACTTTTTGCTCCAATCGTGCGGGGCGATACTTATGAAAAAAGCCGTGCAGGTTTTCCACTTCGACCTCTGCGTCAGCGAGGGACTAGTGGTGAACGACCGGCCTGTTGGCTTTCACTACTGCGCCAACGTGCACGATGAAGTCCAACTGTCGTGCGAACCACAACTTGCAGAGACGTTGGGCAAACTCTTTGCCAAAGCAATCACCCTTGCAGGGGAACGATTAGGTCTCCGCTGTCCGACCTCTGGGTCATACGACATCGGCAAATCATGGCTCGAAACACACTAAGGAAATCATATGACTGTTGCGTTAATTGACGCCGATATCATTGCGTATCGGGCGGCTGCGAAAACTATGGACCGCTTCGATGACGTTCTAATCGGAGACCCAAAGACCGCGATCCGTGAAGCGGACTTGTTGGTCGAACACTGGACACGGGTAGTTAAACCAAACAAAATCATCATGTGCTGGTCGTGTCCGTCGCGGGTTTACTTTCGCCACGACATCTACCCCGAATACAAAGGCAATCGTAAAGGTTCTGAAAGCCCACCAGCACTCAGCGCGGTCATTGAGTACCTCAAAGACAAACATCAGTCAGTCCACTTCGCCGGTCTTGAAGCTGATGACGTGTTGGGAATTCTCAGTGGGCATCCTGACCTAACGAACCCTGTCGTGATCTCAATCGACAAAGACATGATGACCCTGCCTACAAAGTTCTACAACCCCGACCGCATGACCAGACCACTTAGGACAAACCGTGGGATGGCTGACCGGTTGATCTACAAGCAAGCCCTGACGGGTGACAGCGTAGACAACTACCGAGGCATTCCAGGGATTGGCCCAGCGAAAGCCGAGAAGATACTCGACAGCGGCAGTCAGCAAAACCTCTGGCAGTCCACGGTCGCAGCGTTTGTCGATAACCGACTGACCACAAAATACGCAATCACCATGATGCAACTCGCAAGGATATTGCGGTTCGAAGATTACAATTACACTACGGGAGAAGTACGCCTATGGCATCCAACGGAAACGATCTGGCACAAACCATCAGCCCTGCCCACTACAAGTTCCGCAACGGCATCGAAACCATCGATTACAGTCTTGCAGTCTGCGAGAAACTCAAAGGCAACGAAGCGGTCTGCGTCAGCAACGTCATCAAATACGTCAGCCGATACGCCTTCAAAGGCCGTGCGGAAGCGGACCTCCAAAAAGCGCAGTGGTATCTCCAAAGGCTCATCGTCGAGTTCAACAAAGGTCGTGAGCAATGACTAAGATCGCACTGGATAAACTGTTGAACCGCGAAGAAACTTACAAGGAATTCGCAGAGGCTGCACGGCACCCGCTGAACGTCGAGTTCACCAAAGCTGAGTGCTATAAGCGTTTCAAGTTTTTGGCTGAAGAAGTCGATGAGGTTCTCGACGCAATCGACAAGATGGACGATGTTGATTTTGAACCAGTGACAGTCGAGCAAGCCATCGAACTGAAGGCTCACCTACTGAAAGAACTTGCTGACGTTCAGTACACCCTCAGTGGGTTTGCCGCCACGTTTGGTCTTAATCTTTCAAAGGCATACGAGCGTGTTCACGCATCGAACATGACAAAGTTTAGTGATGATGGTGCTGTCTATAGTGCCAACGGCAAAGTCTTGAAGCCAACCACATATCGCCCACCATATTTAGAGGACATCCTATGAAATCACCATCGACACGCGCACAGATTATCACGCGCCGCACATACAACCGTCCTCTGGATGACGCCGGTACGAAGTTCGAAAGCTGGGAACAAACAGTTGATCGTGTGATCGACCATCAGGGCTGGCTCTGGTGTCGTGCGGCTGGGGCTAAAGAAGTCACCAACGTAATGCACAACGAACTTGCCGTTCTCAAAAGCTTAATGATGGACCGCAAGGTTTCTATGAGTGGACGGACGCTTTGGCTTGGCGGCACAGAGATCAGTAAGCGTCGTGAAGCATCTATGTTTAACTGTTCGTTTACCCACGCCAAAACTGTCAGTGACCTTGTCGATATCTTGTGGCTCCTATTGCAAGGTGCTGGCGTCGGCTTTGTACCACGGGCTGGCACGTTGAATGGCTTTACGAAACCAATGAACGTCGAGGTCAAACGGTCCAAGCGTAAAGCTAAAGGCGGCTGTGACCACAACGTCGAGCGTTGGGACGAAGACAAAAAGGTCTGGTCGATTGCTGTTGGTGACTCTGCAGAGGCATGGGCTAAAGCTGTTGGCAAGTTGATGGCCGGTAAGTATCCAGCGGACACTCTTGTTCTTGACTTTAGTCAAATACGCCCAGCCGGTGATCGCTTGGCGGGGTACGGTTGGATATCATCTGGTGACGCTGCGATTGCCAAAGCGTTTACAGCTATCGCCACGATCATGTCTAAACGTGCCGGTCAGTTGCTCAAGAAGATGGACATTCTGGATATCGTCAACTGGTTAGGCACAGTTTTGTCGAGCCGTCGCAGCGCAGAAATTTGTCTAGTTGAGTACGGATCAGCCGAGTGGGAAGAGTTCGCCACGGCAAAGAATGAACATTGGATAGACAATCCGCAACGCTCTCAGTCGAACAACAGTTTGATCTTTAACCAGAAGCCAAGCCGCAAAGAACTCTCATCGATCTTTCAGTTAATGATTGACAGCAACGGGTCGGAGCCAGGATTTATTAACGGTGAAGCTGCCAGAGCGAGGGCACCGTGGTTCGACGGATGCAATCCGTGCGCGGAGATTTTACTTTCTGACAAAAGCGTATGCAACCTCTGTGAAATTGACGTTAGTAAATTCGTAGGTGATACCAATGGTTTGCACCACGCCGCAAAGATCGTCGCCCGTGCTAACTATCGACAAACGTGTGTGAACTTTAACGACGGCATTCTGCAAGAGGCTTGGCAACAGAACAACGACTTCTTGAGGTTGTGCGGTGTGGGACTGACAGGCATCGTCAGTGGTCACCTGTCGGCTTACGATCTGAAGAGTCTCAGAAACATTGTGGTTCAAGCTGCTTACTCAATGAGCGACGAACTGGGAACTCCACGTCCCAAGAATGTCACGACGGTCAAACCAAGTGGAACTCTCAGCAAGATCATGGACTGTCCAGAAGGTGTGCACAAACCGTTGGGTCGTTATATCTTCAACAACGTCAACTTTAGTAGACACGACCCGATATTGGGGATGCTTGAAGCTGCAAACTACAAGGTCATCCCGAACCCAATGGACCCAGACGCTGTGCTTGTGACCTTTCCGGTCGAGTGGAAAGACCTCAAGTTCGACTCGGTCAACGGTAAACAGGTCAATCTCGAAAGTGCTATCGACCAGCTACGCCGCTACAAGATGCTGATGGAACATTACGTCGAACAGAACTGTTCCGTTACGATCTCTTATGACCCAAGCGAGGCTGAAGGTATTGTCGATTGGTTACTTGCGAACTGGGACTCATACGTTGGAGTATCTTGGTTGTTTCGTAATGATCCGTCGAAGACAGCCGAGGACTTGGGATACAAATATTTACCCCAAGAAGTTGTCGATGCTGAGACGTACTATGAGTACAACGACAAGTTACTGCCGGTAGACATCGAACTGTACAACACGCTCGAAGAACTGATGGACGATGAATGTGCCACTGGCGCATGTCCAATACGGTGAACGACATGATTGATCGTGACATCCATAAATTCTCTTTCAGCGATCTTTTAGTGGTCTTTGAGAAGCTCCAAGAACTTTATGAACTCAAAAAGAGGGAAGCAGACGAACTTCGCCACGAATTGGCGAAAGCTGAAGCGCAACTCAAGCTGTGGAAAGGAACGGGCCTATGATGAATCTTGTGGGCTGCAATGTGTGTGGCAATCACGCGACTAAAGTAGTCTTCACGTCGCAGGTAATCCGTAACGACGTTTATTACACACGCCGCAAACGACAGTGTCCGATCTGTAAGGCCAGCTATCGGACACAAGAAGTTCTCGAAGAGAATTTCGAGCGGTGGAACCAAGCGGAGACTTCTGCCAATGGATGACTTACCGCTAGAAACACTCAAGTTTATCGAAGCGTTGGACAAACATCATCCACGGCGATGCATACAGTTCGATGAGGATGTCATCTTGGCGCATCGTTACGCTGCCGTCCGCGAATTCATAGACGGTCTTGTCCTGATCAAAGAAGACTATGAGAACGGTGAGCCATGATCAGACAAATGACACACAACGATCTACCGGTCGTGATGGCTCTTGCTGCACTCATGCACTTTGAGTCACCACGCTTCAGTCAATATTATTTCGATCACGAAAAGGTCAAACAACTGGTACGCACCGCTATCGATAATCCAAAAGATTACTGTGCGCTGGTCTGTACGAATGACTTTGTCGTGGTCGGTGGTTTCCTTGGAACAGCGTTCTCCCAGTGGTTTTCCGAGGATCGTGTCGCGGCTGATCTCGCTTTGTTTGTCCAACAGGATAAGCGCGGCGGGATCGCTGCGATGCGTTTAATCAAGGCATACGAAGCGTGGGCCAAAGACATTGGTGTCCTGACAATCAGTCTCGGCGTTTCAACTGGTGTCCACCACGACCGCACCATCGCTCTTTACGAAACTCTGGGCTTCGACGAACCGTCCGTCGCTCTACAAAAAAGGTTAAGCTAATGTGTTTCCCTAAAAGTCCACCTCCGCCGCCCCCTGCGCCACCACCCCCGCCGCCACCACCAGAACTAAAAGCCCCGACAGCACCTACGCCCAGCGCGGCAATTCTGCCTGACTCACAGGCGTATTCCACAGCGAAGTCCAACAAAAAAAAGGGCAAGTCCATTCGCAGCAATCTCAGGATCGAACTGGGTAGCGGTAATGCCGCACGGTCAGTTGGCACTGGGATCAACACGAACCAATAAAGGGTAATACAATGGCAGAAACTGCAAAAGCCCGTTACGCCAAGATGAAGGCGAAGCGTGATCCGTACTTACGCCGCGCACGGGATTGTGCTGAACTGACCATCCCTTACTTGATGCCCCCAGAGGGACACAACGAACACAGCACGATGCCCGAACCGTACCAAGGTCTCGGCGCAAGAGCCGTTGTGTCTCTCTCGGCTCGGCTAATGGTTGCGATGTATCCCCCAGGGAAACCAAGTTTCAAGCTAGACATACCACCAGAGCAACGTATCGCCCAAGGTGAGATGGCTATTGGAACTGACATCGTGCAGGGACTAGTGCTGTCCGAACAGTTGATCCAAGCGGAGATCGAAAGAAAACAATGGCGACGTAGCACTAACCTCGCGCTCCAGTATCTTTTGGTCACCGGCAATGCCCTCGAAATGATGCAGCCCGACAACTCTATTCGTGTCTTTCGTTTAGACCAATATTGCGTGTCGCGTGATATCACCGGTGCTGTCAAAGAGATCATCACTGAAGAGTACCTCAGTCCAGAAGCACTGCCAGAATCCGCACGGAAACTGGTGGCGGCTGATGATTTCTCACAGAACTCTGTGCCGCTCTACACGCACTGCAAGATGGACAAGACGGGCGTTTTCGTTTGTTACCAAGAGATCAACGGCAAGAAAGTCGCTGGGTCTGAGGGCAAATACGAAACGCTGCCATACAATGCGTTGCGCTACACCAGTGTGATTGGCGAGGACTACGGTCGCGGCAAGGTCGATGAGCATCTGCCAGACCTACGCACGGTTGACGCATTGTCTAAGTCGATGCTGGACGGGGCCGCAATGGCTAGTCGCAACGTGACGATGATCCGTCCGAATGCTGCCGGTGGTCTTAACTTGCGACGTCGGTTCGCGAAGGCTAACAACGGTGACATCATCGTAGGTAATCCAGAAGACGTCGTGATGCTACAGTTCGCCAACAACAGCGGAATGCAGTTGTGTGCTAACGAACTTGAAAGACAAACACGCGAACTGTCGGCGGCGTTCTTAATGGGCGCGGAGACCGTAAGGGACTCGGAGCGTACCACAGCGTTCGAAGTCCGTAAGATGACCGAACAACTCGAAGGAACTTTGGGTGGTGTCTACAGCCAGCTAAACAGTGATATGCAGCAAGCCCGTATGTCGCGTCTCGTTCTCCAAATGAAACGCAGCGGACAGCTACCGCCGTGGCCTGACGGAATGGTCGAGCCGGTAATCCTGACGGGTCTCGAAGCACTCGGTCGTGAGCAAGACATTTCGCGTGTACAAACTGCACTCCAGTTTATCCAAGGGATGCCGCCTGAGACGTTGGCTTACGTTAAGTTCAGCGAACTGTTGGGCAAAGCGTTCCACGGGCTGAACCTTCCCGACGCTGTTCGATCCGAGGAAGAAGTCCAAGAAATCCAACAGCAACAACAACAGCAAGCCGCAATGATGCAAGGCGCACAAGCGATGGCGGGTGCTGCCGGTCAAGCAGTCGGCGGTATGGCTGGTGAACAAGTAATGCAACAGTAATCGCACGAACTTTACGACAATCTAAGAGAGGTAAGCATGGCAGAACAAGAAACGATCACAGAAGGCAGTCCAGAATACAACAAAGCGATGGCTGACAAGTTCAACAATCGTGAAGTGGCAGAAGTCGATCCGGTTGAGAAACTACCAGTGGAGCCAAAACCAGAAGGTGGTCATGACAAGTTCTATAACGCTGAGACAGGTCAATACGATTGGCAAAATCACGCAAAAGAACTTGATTATCGTCTCAATGGTAAACCAAAAGAACCGGAAAAAGTTGAGGCTACAGAAGACACTAAGACTACTGGCGAAACTGAAAGCAACGACGAGGCTGTGGCTGATATCGTTACTACCGCCGGTCTGGACCCTAGCGAACTACAGACACAAATACAGACCAATGGTGATCTGTCAGATGAGGCATACGCCGCATTGGCTAAAGTGGGTCTGCAACGTGAACTTGTTAAGACGTATGTCGATAACATGGTGTACCGGCAAGAGGCCAGCACCAAGGAAGCAATTGAGTATGCTGGCGGTGAAGCGGAATGGAATGCGTTGTCGAACTGGGCGAAGGACAACGTCCCAGAAACAGAACTAAATCGCTATAACGAAATGCTCGGATCGTCTGATTGGACAGTCGCAATCGACGCTCTACGAACCCGACAACAGCAATCAACAGGTGAACCCTCGTTGCTGAACGGAACGGGTATCACCACGTCCAGTTCGTCTGGCTATCGATCCAAAGCCGAGATGAAAGCGGATATGTCGAACCCCGCTTACCAGAGTGACCCAGCGTTTAGGCAACAGGTCGCTATGAAAATGCAACGTGCACAATGGGACTTAGAATAATGCCAAAGAAAAAAGGTCTATATGCCAACATGAATGCCCGAAAGAAGGCAGGAACGTCTCGGCCCAAGTCAAAATCAACTGTGAGTGCTAAATCGTACTCGAACATGAAAAAGGGATTTCCCAAAAAATAAACTTAGGGGGCTTAACGCCCTCTATTTTTTTGCTTTGCGGTCGTGCTTCTGCCGAATGCACTTGCCCCGCTGACGGCAACCAGAGGTTACTGACTGAGACCGGCAAGTCTCCAAGTGACCTAGCCCTACACTGATTACAATTTGACCCGACACGTCGGACAATCTTCTTGGAAAAGACGAAGGCGAAAAGAAACCTTTTAATCTTAACCAAATGGAGACTGAAATGGCCTTTGGCGATAACAGTAGTCCAGTTCGTTTTGGTAAAGGCGCGACGTCTGGTGGATCACTAGACAACCGTAGTCTTTATCTTGATATCTTTGGCGGCGAAGTTCTCACCGCTTTCGATAACGCGACTGTGACCCTCGACAAGCACACCGTGAAATCACTTAATGGTGGTGCAAAGTCGTACCGCTTTCCGAAAACTTGGAAAGCAACGAGTGAATATCATACTCCTGGGCAGGAAATGCTCGGCAATGATTTCACGACAAGCGAACTGACAATCAACGTAGATGACATTCTCGTGTCTCACTATGCGATTGCAGACCTCGACCGTATCCTGTCGCACTTCGACATGCGTTCTATCATCTCTGGTGAGATGGGCCGTGCGCTGGCGAAAGTGTTTGACCAGAACGTGTTCCGTCAGATGATCCTTGCAGCCCGTCAAGCGGCTGTGTCACCATTTCCTGGTGGTTCATCGATTGTTGACACTGGTCTCGCACCTAACGGCTCTGGTGTGTACAACGGTAAGGAGTGGATCGAAGCGATCCGCAACGCCAACATCGTACTGTTCAACAAAGACGTACCAGAGGACATGCCGAGATATCTCGCTGTGACCACTGAAGTCTTTGACGCGATCAAGTACGCTCAAGACGCTAGCAATCAGTATCTCGTATTGAACCGCGACTTTGCGGGTCAGCCGAATACCGGTGGTGTTGCTGGTCGTGCTGACACTATGTTGATCGACGGTGTGACAATCGTTAAGTCTCGGAACATTCCGACTACCAACGAAACGTCAACTACGACCGTCTACAGCAAGTATCGGGCAAACTACGCAAACACCGTGGGTGTGATGTGGTGTCCGCAATCTGTTGCGACCGTCAAGCTACTTGACATCAGCATGGAAACTGAGCGCGACGTGCGTCGTTTAGAAGACTTTATGGTCTCCAAAATGTTCGTCGGTCACGGTACTATGCGTCCAGAAATGGCTATCGAATTTAAGAAAGCCTAAACGATCTAAGGGGCATCCACGGGTAATTCTGTGGGTGTCCCTTTTTTTTTGAATTTGGAGAAACGTCATGCTGACCAAGATAGAAGCAGTCAACATTATCTTGAACGTCATTGGTGAAACACCAGTGAGCAGTTTGGCTAGTGGGTTGCCCGACGCTGAAGCCGCCGAACTCAAACTGGACCAGACGGTCAAAGAGGTTCTGGCTAAAGGCTGGCAGCAAAACTCAGAACTAGGAATTACGCTTAGTCGCAATAGTGACAACGAAATAATGGTGCCTGACCAGTACCTGCGCGTGGACACCGTGGGCGACGATAAGGACGTCAACGTGACGGTCCGCAAACAGGACGGTAAACGTAAGCTGTTTGATATCGGCAACTATGTCTACACCTTCGACCGTGATCTCAAAGTAGACGTTTTGATCTCGCTAGATTTCGATGCGCTGAACTTTGAACTTCAGAACTACATCGCATTCCGTGCGGCCCGTAAGTTCCAAGAGTCCGCGATGGGCAGCACATTGCTCGACAGCTTTGCGGCTCGACAAGAGCAAGAAGGCTACGCGGCTCTGATGGACATGGAAGCTGAAAATGAAGACAACAACATACTGACTAGCAGTTCGTACATGTCTTACGCGACTTACCGCAACTCACCGATATCGGGGAGATAGCAATGGGTAAACTAGTCCAACAAGCGATCAAAACGCTATACCAAGGTGTCAGCCGACAACCCGACCCCGTCAGACTCCCAGGACAAGTACAAGAAGCAGAAAACGTATTGGTCTCAGTGGTAAACGGTGGTGTCGAAAGCCGTCCGTCGAGCCGACACATTTCGAACATGTCGAGTATCTCTGCTAGTCACAAACCGGCGATCTACGCATACGCCCGTGACGCTGCCGAACAATACATGATCGTCGTAAATAACAATACGATCAAAGTGTTTGATCTCGACGGGGTCGAAAAGACCGTCACCACGCCAGACGGTGTGGGCTACATCACGGGTGCGGAACGAGACGATGTGTCTTTCGTGACACTTGCAGATTACACTGTGATCGCCAACGCGCAGAAAACCGTGGCGATGACTGCCAGTACCTACACCGATCCGTACAAAGCGTTGATCAACTGTCGGACCACAAACAATGCGACTAGTTATTCAATCAGCATAACGACAGGTGGATCAACCAGTACCATTTGGTCTTACAGTGGGAACTCTATTAGCGGCACTGAGGTCCAATCGAATATCAATTCGAACATCTCGTTGCCCTCTGGGTTTACCCACACGGTACTCGACCAGACCATCGTCATCCAAGGTAACGCAGAGTTCACCATCGCACACGCTGGCTCGGACCCGACGTATGGTCCGTGGAGCATGACAGAGGTCGTGTCTAAACGGGAATACTTACCGCTGACCGCCCCCACCAATTACAACATTCGCGTCGGCGCCAACGTGGACGGCGAACAGTTTGGCTACTGGGCCAAGTTTGATCCCGACGAAGGCGGTTGGGTCGAAAGTGCCGATCCTTATGCTGACAATGCGTTTAACCTCACGACGATGCCGCACTTTCTCATTCGAAACGCTAATGGAACCTTTACGTTCAAACAAGGAACCTACGCTAGCAGGATCGCTGGTGACATCGAAACGGTCCCTGATCCAGACTTTGTGGGATCGAAGGTTACCGCATTGTTTTACCACCGCAACCGGCTGGGCTTTGTGTCTGGCGAAACGGTGTTCTTCAGTCAGTCCGGTAAGTACTTTACTTTTTGGCCTGACTTTTCGACACAATCGCTAGACTCTGACGGGTTTGGACTAACAGTGTCCTCAGACACGGTGAACAATTTGGTCCACGCTACAGCGTTCCGTAAGTCACTCTTTCTGACATCCGACAAGGCACAGTTTGAAGTCAGCGGAAGCGAGAGGCTGGCCCCATCGACTGCCAGTGTGGATCGCGCAACGACCTATCTGACAGAACCAAAGTGCCGCCCGATTACGCTTGGTAACACTCTGTACTTTGCGGCTCAGTCGGGCAGAGACGCAGTGGTCTTTGAGTATCAATACGATGACACGTCGGTGTCAAACGTCGCGCAAGACATTACACTTCACGCCTTGTCGTATGTCCCTGCGCCCATCGTAAGAATGACCGGCGATCCGACTAATGATCTCATTTTAGTTCTCAGCGAGTCAGAACCAAACGCACTTTATTGTTACAAGATGTACTACGACAACGACACCAAGGCCCAATCAGCTTGGACCAAATGGACGTTTGGAACCGGCTCGGTCATTAAGTTCATGCAGATCATCAACGGTGAACTGTTCATGGTCCTGACGCGCAACGGCACGACTGTGTTTGAGAAAATCTTCTTGCGCTACGAGCTGTCCAGCGAAAAGCATCCCTATCAGATCAGCATGGATCGTCAGGTATCACTGACGGGAACCTATGCCGCCGGTACGGGCCTGACTACTTGGACCACCCCGTATCCACACCAATCAGCCGCGACCGTCGTGTTGTCTACAGATTTTACAACCGGCCTCGTTGGTGAAGTTCTAAATGTCTCACACCCGACTAGCAACACGATCACAGCGGTTGGAGACTTTAGCGGCGGTGCAGCTATCGTTGGGACCACGTTCACCTCTCGCGTGATCCTTTCGAAGCTGTACCCGCGTGATCCAAGTAGTCAGCAAACGACTATTACGACCGGACGCTTTCAGCTAAAAAACATGAAGTTCAACTTCAAGGACACGGGTCACTTTAAGGTGCAAGTCACCGCTGACTTTCGAGACGCTAAGACCTTTCAGTTCACGGGACGGGTCATCGGGTCTGGAGCCAACCTAATTGGTGTCCCTGCGATTGCACCACTAGGATCGTTTAGATGTCCAGTGATGTCACGATCAGACACCGTGGAAATCCAAATACTGAACGACACAGAGAAACCCATGAACATCACGTCGATAGATTACACGGGTTTGTTCAACGAAATAACACGGGCGGGGTAACGACATGTGCGATCCAATAACAGCGGGTTTGATGGCGGGTCAGATGTTCATGGCGCAGCAAGCACAAGATGCTGCCTACACACAAGCTAACCAAGCGGCAGCTAGAGCCAACGCGCAGCTACAGCAAGAATACGCAGCGGCTCAAGCACAAACCAAAGCCGAGTATGCTGAGACCAACAGGCAAATGGCTGACGAACAGTCACGCGATTTTGACGAAAAGTCAGACGCCCTTCGCGCAGCAAACGAGTCGCTAGGCACAATGAGGGCAACCGAAACAGCGTTGTCTGACGCAAGTCTTGGTACGATCCTGTTTGAAGAAGCGTATGGAAATGCGTTGAACTATACGAGGCTCGACAAGACCTCACAGAACGCACTGTTGGCACTGGAAAGTCAAAAAGGTGCTGCCAAGCAGAACTACATTAGCCGCACGACGCTGGCTCAAAATCAGACAACCAATACGCTGGCTGAAACCCATGCGCGGAAGGTCAGCGCAAAGTTACAGAAGACGTCAAGCATGTTGCAGATTGGTGCAAATACTTACGCACAACACTCACAGCTAAACGCTATTAAAGGGACATAAAATGGCTAGAATGGCGCGGTCACAGACCAACTATCGTGGAGCCACTGGTGGTCTCGCTGGTGTCAAAACGCAATCTTTTGCTCAACAGGTTCCCCAGATACAGAGCGAAGGTGCTGGGCTAGACCCGTTTCGTGGTGACCTTACGAATGCCTTTAATCAGTTCTTTGGCAGTCTAGGGAACACAATTGCTACTTTCCAAGACGCTCACTTTCAGAACCAAAAGATCGAAGCGCAAGAATACGCGGTGGACATGAAGAAACAAGCGACTGTCTCCGCGACTGACTACTACATGGAGAACCCAAAGTCTCGCGACGTAGGCGAAGCGTTGAAAACAACAAGTGTCGAACAGCAAGGCAATAAGCATTTCGTTGACACCTTTAAGTCTAGCCTTGGTTCCAACATTGGGTCACGGATGTATAGCGACTTTGCCCTCGCGCAAGCGCAACGTGCACCCTCGACTTTCGAAGCGAATGCGTCAGCTTACTGGCGAGACAATTACCAAGACGGGACGGATGACCCAACAGTTAATATGGCTATCCAGACCGCTTGGGCTTCCAATTATGAGACGCAACGAGTCACCGCCGCGCAAGAAACTGTTAGACGTCAAAAGGCAGCGTCTGATCTAGAGTATCGCCGGTCGATCTACAACAAGATGGCACAGCCTGAGATCACGGCAGCGACGTTCAATTCGATCCTCCAAGGCGGTACATCACGGGCTGGTGAAACGACCGGTCAACTTCAAGCAAGAAACTTGGGGATCATGGTGAACGCTGCGATGACCGGACGTATGAGCCAGAACGGGATCGCTAAATTCATTGCTCATATGAACTACCAAGCGCAAGACCCAATGGACCCAAGCGCACCTCAGATGCCATCAATCGCACAGAAGTTCCCCATCATGTCCGCGAAAGCAGAGACCTCGTTGATGGACGCTGTTCAGCGCAATACGACGATGGCAGGACAACAGGCGTTCTCTCAGATGTCTTCTGACTTTAACACCACGTTGACAAACACGCAGGACGAATACGCAAAGCTAGCCCTGATTGGAAACAGAGGGTCTGCCGTAGTCGCAAAGATGCAGAATACTCCAGGGATTTCCATGACGCAGATCGCTGCGTTCAAAAAAGACTTGAACACAGAACGCTCAAAGCTTGCTGAGTACCATTTTAATCAGGTCGCAATGAACAGCGTGGCTAATGGATTGCCCCCCGCACCATCCTATGATCCATCCGAAAACAAAACCGCATCCCTAGATTGGCTTAATCGGAATGCACCAATGGGTGTCGATGGCGCGTCAGTAAAAGCTGGGGCGTTCTTGAAAAATCACGTTCAGACTTTCGGTGCGGGTAATTTCCCTAAGAATGTACAACAGAAGTTTGCGTCACACCTGACGTCGGGCGATCCAGCACAGCAATCATACGCATTGGAAGCCTTGATGATTGCCGATCCGACCGGCGCAAGTCTAGCCTCATTGCTACCAAAGAACGACTTTGCTGCAAAACTCGGTGCAGAGGCGGCGTTTATCGAAATGCGGAACGGTGCATCCCCACAAGCTGCCGCCGCCAAGACTTTTAATCCAGGTTTTATTGAAGCAATGCAGCAACTAGACGGCAAAGGCATGGGTGAAATCCTAGTACCTGATGCCGCTAATGAACGTGAACGTGAGCAAACTGTCACTGAACTGTTTAACGAAGACGCAATGGGCGCGATGATACAGCGTCAGCTTTTAAATGAGTGGCGATTTACAGGTTTATGGTCATCAATCAGTGGGATTGACATTGAGACTCAACGTAAACTGAGGGCGGCTGGTAAAGTGTACGTGGCCTATCAGATGTCGCAAGATCGTGACTACAGCACTGAGGATGTCCAACAAGCGGCATTCAACGCTGTGTCAAATCAAATGTGGGTTCAAAATGGCATCGTGAAGTCTGGACGGCAAGCGACCAACACGGCTGGTGGTATCGTGCTGGGCAAAGAGGTTCTCAACACGGCTACCGGAGAAGTCGAAGACACCGTTGCGACCTTGGAGAATGACATATCGAACATTGAAAATGGTGCGTTTTCGATCTTCACTGAAGGTACACTTACAGCGAAACCTATACCTCGACTCGGAGATAACTCACAGATCGTTGTTAACGAAAACGGAATGCCCGTATCACTTCAAGTCGGTCAAGCGATACAAGTAGACAGCCGGTATCACCCGTCCGGTAAAGAGCGTGGCTTTTTGTCTAACTCAGCGAATTGGGAATACAGCCAGACTTTCACAGGTGATCTTGCACTAGATCGTGCAGCCGCCGTGGCAATCTTTGGACCAGGAATTCGTTTAGAGCCGATCTATACTGGATACGGTGAAGATGTGGCGATTGGTGAGTACGAATTGATTGTCATGCCGAGATTTATTGGAACACCTAAATTGACTCAGGCAGACATTGAGCGTCTCGCTCTTACGCCGCGTGAGTATCAACCCACCCGCTATGGCAGTGGTGGCCCCAAGCCGTTCTACTTAGTTAAATAGGAAATTCAAATGGACACCATGCTCAACTATTTCACTGAAAATCCTATCGACATCACCACACTTAACGACGTCGGAGACCCTACTAAATACAACAGTCTGCTAAACGAAATGTATCGTGGTGCGTATCGCGACGGGGGGTTCGTCAGCCCAACTATTGGTGTCACGGTTGAGGACACGATGCTGGACCTACCACACGGCGAATACGTTGAGATGCTGGAGAACGAGGTGTACTCAAAGATTGGACCATCAGCATTCGACACTGTAGCTAGTGACTACAATCGTGATCGTTTTGATTTCATTACAAGCCACCGCATCTTCAGTCAGAACGTACAAAAAGACGCGATTGGTCGTAATGTCATTGGCTACGAATTCAATCTGGACAACGCTGAGAACTTTGCGCTTGCGGCGGGTGTACTCGGAAAGACCCCCAAGCAGATGCAAGCGTTGATGAATGGAACTGAAGGGATTAGCAGCCGTGACAGCCGTGCGCTGTACGAGGCCCAAGTCGCCCAAGCGGACAAGCTGATTTCTGAGTTGACGGATGGTGCACCATTGCGTGGACCACAGCGTATGACCTTAACGTCACTGGTGATGCACAACCCTGCGTTACTCGGTCCGAACTTAGTGAAACACATTAAAAACGGCGACGTCAAAAAGGCAATCACTGAGATACGCGACAAGTCTAACGGAACGAAAAACAAATCGTTGGCGTTGCGTCGGAAACAGGAAGCGATGCATTTTGCGAATTATAGACCAGACTATGTGATCAGAGAAGCGTCTGAAAGCGGTTACGCCGCGATGTTTGGAATGCCCAAGCCACGTAAAGTCACTGCTCCAGAGACCTCGTTGAAACCACAATTGAGACCCAATCAGGGCGCAAAGGTCCAAGGTGGTGGCGTCAAGCGATCATTACGCCCACGACTGAGACCAACGACAAAACCAGACAATGGCTTGCAGAGTTCGTTACGTCCACGTTTGAGACCTGACGATATGCCCGTACCGGCGTCGGCTGGTGGTGTCGCCAGATCGTTACTACCACGACTGAGGCCCGACAGTGTCGGAACGGAAGCACTAGTGTCGGAACTGGAGATCGCGCTGGGCGTCGAAAAGCCAGCACCGGTGGACACTGCAATAGACAACAACATTGTGCCTGTTGTCGTGCCTGACCAAGACGGTGAAATTACTGTATCACGACTTGGACCACCACCTGTTGGACCCGAAGTTACTTCACTTGCAGAAGAACTCGGAGCGGCGATTGAGAACGCTGGGATGTCTAGCGAGATGAACGACGCTCTCAAGCAGATCAGCGGATCAATGAATGACAAGCTGGCAGAACTTGACGTCGATATGGACAGCGCGATGTTCTTCGACAACACCCGTGATTACATCGCTGCGAGAGACTCCGGTGAACTGGTCGAGGGCGATGAGATCGTGATTGGTACAGACGGTAATCTATCGACCTTCCTGTACACTGAAGGTCGCGACGATCCAAAGAACGCCGTGCCAACGATGGAGCCGGTTAGTGAAGAAGCATTCTTGGACGATACCAACATGACTACCGTTAGTGCATTTAAGAAAGCTGAAAGAGCGTCACGCGCAGCGGCAACACAAGCAGACACAGAGGATCGTATATCGACGGTACAATCGGTCCTTGAGCGTAACCGTCAAGTTCTAGACAAATCGAACTACACATTTGGCACTATCACCGACACCGCTGAAGAAGACTTTGAGGTCACCATCAGTACATCTGGTGAAGTCTACGATTCTGAAGGAACACTCATGGACGCCTATATCGAAGACGGTACGGTCTTCAATCGGGCCGGTGCAGTGATTGGATCGTTTGTTGGTGAAGCACTTGACGTTGCTGCGGACTACGCATTGGACACGGTTGAAAGCGTTACGAAAGCCGTACAGTCCTTTGGGACATCAGAGTTCGTGAACTTCTTAGGTAACGCTGCGCGTCCTGGGGGCAAGTTAACGTCTGCCGATTTCAACGAAGGTGGATTGGATGCCATGCGTGAAGCTATACGTATAGCCAGAGCGGACGGACGTTCTTACATCAAATACGAGGACTTAGGGACAACAAACGAAACGATCCTTAAAGAACCCTTATTGAAAGGGCTATTTGATCCTGAAACAAGAATTGCCAGAGGTCTTGGTGTATTTAACTTTAAGATGAACGATGCTGGTGAAACCGTCATTACGGACACTTATGACTTTAACGAGGGAAGTAAACGCACAACATTCTACGAAGCACTAAAGTCAGGTCGAGAAGTTGATGCAATTAAAGCACTATCGTCAGCCACACTGACTGAACAAGCGTCCATGATTGGCTTTGCTCGACAAGAAGAACTGAAAGCTGCCGGTAAGAAATGGCAGACAGACATTTCGATTAACCTCGGAAACATGGGTGACCGTATTGCGGCAAACCTTGGTGGCGTGAGTAAATCTAAACGTCCACAAATCCGTAAATAGTCCAGCAAATCGAGATAAACAGGAGCCGACATGGCTGAAGAACAAACGGTCCAACAGACCACTACTCAGACAAACGTCGAGACGGTCCAATCGATCCCCCGCCGGTACTCTACAGACAACGTCCAAGGTCTCGGCGTCATAGGCACAGCCGGTGAGATGTGGATGCAAGAAACGTGGATTGGCTCCACGATCCGCTACGGGTTCGACCGTGGTCGTGACGCCAACACTTTTGACTACCGGCCCGACGAAAACTTTAATGTCTATGCCCACTGGACCGCGAACCGCGACAAAGACAACGACATGGAAGCTTTCGTCAAAGACGGTCAGTTTGACATGGTGTACTCGCAGCAACAATACGAGGCCCGTGTGGCATCGTTCCGCGCACAAGTTGCAGACCGTGCGAAGCTACAAAACGGCAGTGGCTTTGGAATGCTGCTTGGTGGCATTGGGTCCATTGTTGATATCTCCACGCTAATACCTGGGGTCAACCTTGCGAAGCGTTTAGGGACCGCAAGTAAAGTCGGCAAGTTAATGAACAGTAAGCCAGCTAAGTGGGCGACCGCTGGTGCACAATTTAGTGTCGTACAAGAAGCCGGTCTGCACTTAATGAACGACGTGCGGACCATCGAAGAAAGCGTATTGAACACCGCGTTGTCTTCCGGTCTCGGTGGTGGTCTTGGGCTATTCGTTTCGGCACGACGTGGTGACAGCTTTCTGAACCCATCGAACCCGAATTACGTCTTCCGTCCTGACAGCAAAGTCAGCATGGGCGTCCGTGGTCTTGGAGAGTCACTGTCAGAAAGTGTCGTACTCAAGCGTGTCACCCGCGACGGCAAACAGGTGTACGAGGCGGTCGCAGAGACGGGCGCCGGTCGATCTGTTGGTGCGGCGGCGGTGAAGTCTTCCGAGATGGCGAAACGTGGCGCATTGATGGGACAAGGTGTGGCCCGTGCTGGTGTCAAAGCCGTTGGTGCTGCCGGTCTTGCTGCCGTCACAAAGACGGTAGGTCGCGCATCGCCACTCATTAGAGGCATGACGTCCAACAGTGGCACGTTCAGAGACATCACGTCTCAACTGTACAATCGCGGTGGGATGATTGACGAGGCCGCTGAAGCTGGTGTGGCGACCAGATCGATGGAAGAAGTCGCAACGAACCGCATCATGACATTCCGAATGGAAATCTTGGGGCCGGTCAACGAGGCTTTCGAAAAGCTACGTTTTGACATGGCGGGTGCTGACGCTGGTCGCTTGCGGAGCGCGAAAGAAAAAGCCGCCGATCTTGGGGCCAATCTTAAAGGTCTAGCGTCTGACGTCGCGGCGGGACCAATGGCGTCCGGTGAGGCCAAAGCTGTTGAAGAAACCACCAGTGCTATTAGCAAAACTGAGTTCGAAGACATCATTGCAAAAGCGGCACATGAAGACATTGATGACGCCGTGATTGACAACCTGATCGACCGGTTTGGCAAAGGGAACGCCATGATGGTGATCCAACGCGCCAAAGAGCAAGCTAATGTCTTGCACGACTACAATCTGCGTCTGGAAGACGAACTGGTCGAACTTGGTATGATGACCGACAAGGAACGTCTAGGTCGCAAGTTCGTGTCGCCACAATTGTGGGACGGTAAGGCGATCCGACGCAGTCCGATTGCGGCTCGAAACTTCTTCATGCAACTGTTTGCAGACGATCCGACAGAAGAGTTTCTTGAAGCAACTTTTGGGATGACAAAAGAACAGTTTGGTAAACTGGGGGTCGAAGACGTCACGGTCAAGAACTCGGATGGTGAACCAACCGTATATACGGTCGAACAAGGTGCTACCGCCAAGAACGAAATACTGGGCGAGTGGACCGGCGACCTCTACCGGACTGACCTAAAGAAACTCCAGAAGATGGAAGAGGACGCCGATTTAGAAGCGACTGCATCGCGAAAAGAAGCTGTAAGAGCCGCTGCCGAGTTTAGGTCTACCAACTTCGACATCATCAAAGCGTCAGTCAAAGAAGCAAAAGACATTCTGCTAGAACAAATAGCAAAACGCGATCAGCGGAAATTGAATCGTGACAATCGCAAGGCCAAGAATGATCGTATGCTGGACGAAGTCCGAAAGCTGGAAGCAGAGGCCAAGCAGCGTCAGCGTGATATCGAACAGATGGTCAAGACCGGACGCCCAGGACAAAAGATACGTCTGCAAGCTGAAGAAACCGTGAGGGAAGCTAAAGCACTACTCGACATGGTGAACTACCGTGGTCAAACCGCGACTAAAAAAGAAGTGCTAGACGCTGAAGCAAATCTTACGGCGGCGGACATCGATCTGGCAAATATCGATAAGCCAATCCGCACAGATGCAGAAGGTCGCGCAAAAGCTAAACAGCCACGCAGTACTCGTATCAGCTACTTGCAGGGTAAGATCGATAAGAACACTCAAGCTATCAAAAAGCTGGACAAAGAACTCGACAAGTTAGACGCTAAGATTGACCCACTGCGCCGAAACGTCGTGGACGCTACTCAAAAGCGTAAGCAACTTTTGACCGTCCAAAAGCTACGCCGCGCAGCCATGAATGACCAAGCCAAAGGTGCACGGAAGGCCAAGCGCAAACTGAAGCAAGCCAAGCGTCTGACCAAACGCAAAGAGAACGATCAGCCACTCGAACAGTACGTCAACGAACTGACGAACACTCTTGGGTCTCGTACAAGTTCTCAAGCACCACGCGGTGCACTATCGACAGACGTGCTGGAATCGTCACGCCTTAAAGAGCGCATGATTAAACTGACAAACGAACAGCGTCGGGAAGCCCACAAACTAGGCATTCTCAAGAACGACATGTACGAAAGTCTGTATCGCGCCAACATCGATATCGCCCAGCGCATGGCCTTCAGACAAACCTTTGGTCACTACGGTGGAAGCGAAACGGAAATACTACAAGGAATGATCAAAGCGGTCGATGACGATTACCTCGACATGATCGCAAAGGCACAGCGTGAAGGCGCGACGAAAAAGCAGACCAACAAGCTGGACAACGAAAGACTGAAGGCCGTCAAGGACGTCGAACTGGGCGTCAGACGTCAGCTTGGTCAATTAGACTTACCAGCCGATCCCGAAAGTCTGTTGAACTTTACGATGCAAAAAGTCCGTGAGTTTAACTACATCCGCTATGGTTCTGGCTTTGTGATCCCCAGCCTGACCGACCTGTCAAACACGGCATTGACTACTGGTTTCGGCACGATGTCCTATCGCAATCTAAAGGCACTCAATCAGACACTAAACAACATGGGCAACGCTGAGATCAAAAGTCTTGCCTACGCGCTCGAACTGATGGGTCACGGTAACCGGACGATGGCGATGAACGGTGCCGACGATGCTCGACTACAAGCTGGCGTTGGTGACTATGGGACCGTCAAGCACTACACCACAAGCAGTGTCGATAGGATCATGCGCGGACTGTCCGATACCACCTCGTATGCCAGTGGAATGATGTGGTGGAACTCTCGCCTCAAAATGTTGGCGATGGTCGAAATGCAGAACAATTTTACCCGTCTCTCAAAGGATTACGACAGCTTACTCGCGGCGGCTTCTGCCAATGATCCAATAGCCAAAGGCAAAATAGCACAGCTTGCGGCCTCTGGTCTCGGATCGACTGAGATGCGTAATATCCAGAAGATGTTCAAAAAATACCCACCCAAAGAAAACGATGCGGGTGTCTTTGAACTTGGAATGCATCGTTGGCTCAAAGAAGGCCGCGAAGGACAAACAGCACACCAAGACGTTTTGATCGCTTTGGAGAACGCCGCGAACCGTGCGGTCATGACGCCGTCCAAAGGTGACACACCGTTCCTGATGTCTAACGAGTACGCTAAGATTATCGGTCAGTTTCAAACTTACGGGTTTGTCGTGATGACGAAGTTCATGGTCCCTGCGTTTCAACGCATGGCAAACTATGGTGACATGCAAGCGTTCAGTTCGTTCGCCTTCGCACTTGCCCTGGGTACTGCCGTTGTCGGCGCGAAAGACATGCTGCGTTACGGCGAAATCAAAGAGCGGGACGCCGGTTCATGGGCGTATGACGCGATAGATCGATCAGGATTCCTGACGTACCTATCGACACCCATCGACGCCATCGCGACCCAAACGGGATTGTCTGAAGGCGCATCACGGTACAGCCGAGAAAACGCACGACTGTCACTAGTGCTTGGGCCGTCAGCGGGTCTGCTCACCGACACCTTTAATTTGGCATTCGAAGACAATCGTTTAGAGACCGCGCAGAAACTCCTGCCGTTCAAATTGTACCAACAAATCTACAACGTCGCGACCGGCGGTTACAAATAGAAAGGACGTAATGATGGCTAATGCCCGTGACGTTTTTAATGTCGATGCCAACAAGGCTGGACTAGCTGATCCACAGAACCGGCAGTTTGACTTGTCGTTTCCCTACCTGTCTCAATCTCATGTCAGCGTAACGGTCAACGGTACAGCAACAACCGCATTTACCTTCGCGACCAGTACGCGAATTCAGTTAAACACTGGGCCAACTGCCGGTGATGTCGTGGTAATCAAACGTGCCACCTCACCAAACACACGGCTAGTGGACTACCAGACCGGCTCAGTGTTGTCTGACGAAATCCTCGACAAGGATAGTCTCCAAGCATTCTACTTGGCTCAAGAAGCCAACGACGTCGCAGAGATCGTGTTGTCTAAAAACGCTAGTGACCTGTTCGACGCCGGTAACGAGCGGATCACCAACGTAGCAGACCCAACAGGCGCACAAGACGTCGCAACGAAAAACTATTTAGAAAACACTTGGCTCTCCAGTAGTGACAAAACGCAACTCAATGCGTTGAACACCACGAACCTAAACACCGTCGCGGGGTCCGTCAGTAACGTCAACACGGTTGCCGGTGCGATTACTAACGTCAACACGGTCGCAGGGAAATCCACAGAGATCACCGCGTTAGCAACCACAGACAACGTATCGAACATGGACGATCTTGCAGCTACCGGTGTGATCGCAAATATCGCTACGGTTGCTGGTGTTGCGTCTACAATGTCGGCGGCTGCGTCCAATGCAACGGCGGCTGCAAATAGTGCAACGGCAGCGGCTAACTCTGCGGCGGCAGCGGCGGCATCATTTGACACATTCGATGACCGTTACCTCGGCAGCAAGTCTAGCGAACCAAGTGCTGACAATGATGGAAATGCGTTAGTTTCTGGTGCACTATTTTTCGATTCTGCCGTAGGAAGCATGAAGGTTTATGATGGCGGGAATTGGATACTTGCGACAAGCGCGGGTGCTGTAAGTTTGCTGGACTATGAGTTTACGGCTACCGCTGGTCAGACCACATTTACTGGCAGTGACAACAATTCTGCAACGCTGAGTTACACGGCTGGCAATCTCATTGTGACGCTTAATGGTATCGTGCTGGATAACGGCAGTGACTACACAGCGACCAGCGGAACGTCTATTGTGTTAAACAGCGCGTCACCGGCAGCGGCTGGCGACCATTTGGCAGTTGTGGCGTTCAAATCGTTTACAGTTGCTGACACGGTTCCTGCAAGTACAGGCGGCACGTTTGCTGGCAATGTTGCAGTCACTGGAACAATAAGCACAACGGGCAAGGTAGCTTTACCAGCCACACTTGGTTCTGCAAATCAAGTTCTTACAGTAAACGGTGGCGCAACAGCGGCAGCATGGGCGAGTCCAGCGGTAGGCTTCGCTCACACGCTTAACTCAGGAAACCCAACAATTACTATTAACCCATCAGCCGTTGGTCATATGTGGGTAAACACGACCAGCGGCGAGGCGTTTATTTGCACTGATGCTACTACAAATGCTAACGTGTGGGTTTCTCTTGGCGTTGGGGCTTCAGGTAATATTGAACCATTTGTTGCAACAGGCGGGGTTATAACAACATACGGTATTTACACAGTTCATTCGTTTCTTTCTTCTGCTAATTTCACTGTAACAGTAGGGTCAAATAAAACTATAGACTATCTGATTGTGGGTGGAGGCGGCGGTGGCGGCTGTGCAAACGGAGGCGGTGGCGGTGGCGGTGCCGGTGGCTTGCTTACAGGTCAAGTAACAAAATCTAATGGTACATATCCTGTTGTTGTTGGCGGTGGCGGTGCTGGCGGTGCTATTGCTAGTAATGGTGCAAAAGGCGTAGCTGGTAGCGACAGTTCTGTTTTTGGGCTAACAGCGATTGGTGGCGGTTATGGCGGCGGGGCGTCCGATAGGCCCGGTGGCAATGGCGGATCTGGCGGCGGCGGAGCTAGGACTGAATCTGCATCTGGCGGCGCTGCTACATCAGGCCAAGGTAATGCGGGTGGTAATGCTGTTTCTAGTGGCAACTCTGGCGGAGGCGGCGGCGGTGCGGGTGCAGTTGGTACTAATGCAACCTCTACAGTCGGAGGAAGTGGCGGTGTAGGCCTAAGCAACTCACTACGAACAGGCTCAGGTGTATTTTACGCTGGCGGTGGGGGTGGCGGGATTGAGGCTACTAATCAGCACGGTACTGGTGGCAACGGCGGCGGTGGTGATGGTGGCGATTATGATGAAGCACCTGTTGCTGGCACAGCAAATACAGGCGGTGGAGGCGGTGGCTCTGGCGATAATAATACCCCTAGCCCTGCATATGCTGGTGGTGCTGGCGGTTCAGGCATTGTTGTAATCCGTTATGAAACATAAGGAATTTATAAATGACTAGAGCAAGAGACGCAGCAAGCAATGCTCACGCTGCAACTTACGTCCACCCAACAGGCGCGGGTAATCAACACGTTCCAGCGGCGGGTGCAGCGGGGCAGCTACTGCAATACGCATCAGCGGGTACAGCGGCTTGGGCTACTATAAGTACTGGCGCAGACGATGTTGTATTTCCAAACTTTGCTTCTCCCAACAACACATACACATCTAGCGGAACTTGGAGCAAAGGGTCGTTGAGCGACGATGATTACGTCTGGATGTATATTGTTGGTGGAGGTGGTGGTGGAGGCAGAAATAATAGTGGTTACCCTCCTACTGCTTATTCCTATGGTGGAGAAGGAGGCCACGCTAGATTACTGTACGGAAAGGCAAAAGTCTTTGATGCTGCAACTTATGTAATTGGTGCTGGTGGTGTGGGTTCTAATAATCCAAGCAGCGGAAATGCTACAGCTAATTCAAGTTCTTCAATTACGTTATCTTCTACTTATGGCAGTGCGGTTTATACAACAACAGATGACTCATCTTTATTGTTTGTTTACATAGACGCACCGCTGATTTTGCAATCAGGTTCTAATGTAACGGCTGTAAACACTCCTTCAAACACCTTTGCTGTTCCTGCCGCTATTCCAACTTGGTCGGGTGCTTATACTGGCACCTTTAGTACTTACAACTGGTCAGGCGGAGTTGGTGGAAAAACAACAGCAGGAGGAAATGCAGTTTTTGGGGGCGGCGGCGGTGGAGGCCACCATATGTCTGCTTCTCCATACCAAAAATCAGCGGGAGATTCTCTTTACGCTGGTGCGGGGGGAGCCTCGTCATCAACATCGCCAGTGGCGGGTACTGTTCCAGGTGGTGGTGGTGGTTCTGGAATGGCTACTGATATGGCGGGAGCCAACGGAGCAGCAGGTAATTTAAGGGTTTATCATGTCTAAAATCTGGTACAATAAAACAACAGGCGATGGCGCAGTCTTTGATGATGCTGAAGATATGTCAAACTGGCCTGATTTTCAATCTGACCCAGTGGCTGCAACGTCAACCCAAGTACGGGCGCGGCGTGATGAACTACTAGCGGCGTCCGACAGCATGGCATTAGCTGACCGCATTACTGACGATTGGCGCACCTACAGACAAGCCTTGCGTGATTTGCCAGCACAGTCGGGTTTCCCTGACGTAGCCTTTCCGACCCCACCAAGCTAACAACATGACCCATGTGTTTGCCCTAATGTTGTTCATTGGGGGAAACCCAATCGAACCCCCCATGCATTTCTACAAGATCGAAACGTGCCTGTATTTTGCGCGGGAAACGGTTCGTCGCTTTGGAACACTGCAATTTCAAGAACATTTTGGTCTCGCGTACTGTGTACCCACGGTGATCGATCCAGACAAAACAACGGTGTACTAATGGACCATAGAGACAAATTACTTCACGCACCGCTGATCTTTGGATTAGTCGTGCAAGGTGCCGCCATAGTGTGGACTGTAAGCATGATGATGTCTGACATTCATCGAAACTCAGAAGACATCGATGCGATGCAAATGCGCGTTGGGTCACTCGAAAGTTCCACTCAAGTTCAAGCGGTGGCAATAGCGCGAATTGAAGAAAACACAAAGAGCATCATGGCAGCAATCGAAAGGCTAGCAACAAATAAATAGTGATTATTACTGCATAGCGTAAAAATTGAACACTTACGCTGTAGCGTAACTTATACAGCGGGAATATATTATGGCGGTGGCAGAAATACTAACGGGCATCGCACTGATCACCAAGTCAGTAGAGTTCTTAAAGTCAACCTTGGGTACTGCGAAAGATATCTCAAGCGTTGCCAAACAGATAGACGATCTCTTCGAAGGCTCTAAGCAACTTAAAGCTGAAGAGCGTAAAGCACGTCAGAACGGGCAGTCAGTCACAGAAATCGTTATAAATCAACAGCTTGCTGCAGAACACATTGCAGAAGTCAAAGCGTTAATCATCGGGCGTTTCGGTTACTATGCGTGGCAGGACATCTTAAAGTTGCAACGTGATGCCCAGCTAGAACAGAAAGCCCGTGCCGCTGCCAAGCGGAGACAACAAGAAGCACAAGCCGAAATACGTGGAGACATGGCGGTCGTTGGGACATCCGTTCTGATTGGCATTTTGATCTTAGCGATTGTGGCGGCTGTTCTTCTAGCAATCCTATAGGAGTCATCAGATGTTAAACATCATTACGTCGTTGTTACCTCAAGTTCTCTCGACGGTAGACAAAGTTATTCCCGACGCAGACGCAGCGCAAAAAGCAAAGCAAACAATCGAACTCGAATTGATCAAAGCGGCTAACGATATTAATTTGGCACAGGCCGAGACGAACAAGACAGAAGCAGCACATCGATCTGTGTGGGTCTCTGGCTGGCGTCCCGCTGTCGGCTGGTGCTGTGCGCTGGGCGTCTTCTGGATGTTCATTGGCGCACCCGCTGCACAGTGGATCGCTGTAGCTAACGACTACCCCGTAGAAAATCTCCCCGTATTTCCGACTGACGCGCTGTTTGAGTTGCTGTTTGCGCTCTTGGGTATGGCGGGGCTGCGTAGTTTTGAAAAGATGAAAGGAATAGCGAAGTGAAAGACACCGGACCACTCAGAGACAAGCTGTTAAAACGGCTGAACACCATCGTCGAAGACACATCAGAAGACCTCAGTCCGTCTATGGTGTCAGCATGTGTAAACTTTCTGAAGACGTTCCCACCAGAGGCTGACCTGACTGACCTGACAAGCAGCGTTAAGCTGGCTGACAGTCTCCATGCGTACTCCAAAGAAATGCCGTTCCGGTCATGACGGTCATTAAGTTCCCCGACCGGTCGCAGCGCGTCCAGCCGGTGTGCGATGTGGCGCGACAAGAGTTCGAACTGAAGCAACAAGCGGAAGTCATTCGGCAACAAGCTTTAGAAATCAGAAAGAGACGTGAAGATGCTCAAAGAACTGGTGATAAACGATAAGCCACACTGGGAAACGACGTTTCCTGTCCACGTTTGGGCCGCATATGAGGACTTTCGGAACTTTCTGTACCTCACATGGCAACATTTAGGTCTTCCAGAACCAACCCCTGCCCAATACGAGATCGCGTATCGTCTCCAATACGGCGTGGACACCACTGAGTCACCAGACGAACTCACAAGTGGACCCAGGGAGGACATCATCAGGTGCTTCCGGTCGCTGGGCAAGTCGTACATCACGTCTGCCTACGCGATCTGGCGTCTCATGCGGAACCCGCGCGACGAAAAGATCATGGTCGTGTCAGCTACCGGTAGTAAATCCAAAGAGTTCGTGGCGCAGACTAAAGGTATCTGCCAATCGATGCCACTAGTCCAATGGTTACTTGAAGGTCCACGCGATAACGGCGCGACGCGACGGGACATGGCAGAACAGTTTGATGTCGCTGGAGCCAGTTTGTCTCAATCGTATTCGGTCGTGGCGCGGGGTATCACCGGTCAGATCACTGGGTCACGGGCCACGTTGTTAATCGCTGACGATATCGAAGTGGAACGTAACAGTCTGACTGAAGAAGCTAGACGTCGGATCGTTAAGATCGTGCAGTCAGATTTCGTTCCGATCACCAAGACCGAATGGGGTAAAGGCGACATCATCTTCCTTGGGACACCACAGACCGAGGAGAGTGTGTACAATACGCTCGTCAAAGAGATGGGCTTCCGGTGCTTCACGATCCCCGTCAGGTTTCCAACAGCGGACAAACTGAAGAACTACGTGCTGACAGACAACCAAACAGGGCGTGAAGTAAATATCTTGGCGCACTACTTGCGTGATCTATTCGACAACAACAAAATCAAGCACGGTGGACCCACAGACAGCCGCTTCGCAGAAGACGAACTGATGCACATCGAAGCGAAAGGCAAAGCGTCCTTTGCGCTGCAGTATATGCTCGACACGTCCCTTAGTGACGCAGAGCGATACCCACTCAGACAGTCCGATCTGATCGTGATGTCCTGTAATCCTCTTAAAGCACCACTGACAGTCCAGTGGGGGAGACACAACGATAAGCACAATCTGGTCCGTGATATTCCAAACGTGGGCTTCTCTGGAGACCACATGTTGCGACCGCTCTTTGTGGACACAGAATGGGAACCTTATGAGTCCAAGGTGCTATTCGTTGACCCTTCTGGCAGAGGCAAAGACGAAACGGCGTGGGCCGTCGTAGGTGCACTCAATGGGATACTGTACGTCCTACAGTGTTGTGGCTTTGCGTCCGACCCCGCCGAGGCAATGGCACGGATCGCTGTGGACGCTAAGAAATACAATGTGAATTGTATAGAGGTCGAGCCGAACTACGGCCAAGGCATGTGGGTCACCGCGTTCCAACCGATCTTGTCGAACATATGGCAAGGCGGCTGCACCGTGGTGGAGTCCGAATGGGCTAAGGGTCAAAAAGAAGGCCGTATCATCGACACACTGGAGCCGGTCATGGCGCAACACCGCCTAGTACTGGACGAAGACCTAGCGAAACGTGAAGCACGTACAGAGGACCACACGTTCTCCCTGTTGTACCAGCTAACGCACATCACAAGAGACCGTGGTGCGCTACGTCATGATGACCGCCTAGACGCTCTCAGTGGAGCCGTAGCGCACTACATGAGGTCTATGGGTCAAGACGTCGATGAAGCAGCCAGAGGTGTCCTACAGCAACGCATGGATGACGAAATCGATGACTTCATGGAGTTCATGGAGGGCGGTGCGATGGTGGGACGATCCCGTGGTCGTATGCGTAACGGTGTGCGTACTGAAGTGTGGTCCACAGACCGCTCGTAACGAACTATTAAAGTACAGTAAGAGGAACTAAACGATGACATTCAAGTTGTCTAAACGGTCTATGGGCCGTCTCGAAGGCGTGCACCCCGACCTCGTCGAGGTCATCACAGAGTCAATCAAACGAGTACCGGTAGACTTTGGGATATCAGAAGGTATGCGGACAGTGGAGCGGCAGAAGGAACTAGTCGCTTCTGGGGCCAGCACCACGATGAACAGCCGACACCTGACCGGTCACGCCATAGACTTCTTCGCAGTAGTCGCGGGTGAAGTCCGGTGGGATTGGCCTTTGTACCACCAGATCGCGGACGTGATCATTGAGGTCGCCAAGGAACTGGACGTCGCTATCGATGCGGGAGCGAAATGGAAGAATTTTCCTGATGGTCCGCACGTCCAGCTTGCTTGGAAAGCATACCCCAAGGGCGGTGCGTAACGCCCGTGGGTCATTGGACGAACTAAACGAACCGGACGAACTGAACGAACATAAAGAGGAACTAAACGATGTGGATAGGTGTCATTATGATCTGCGCTAATGTAACGATTGAGGACTTAACGATCACTGCAGAAGTACAAAACTGTCACGCGATGGTACGCAATTCGATACTGTTTGATGACGAACAAGAGTGTCGGCAAGTGGTGCCATACGAACTGGACTTGCTGACCCAAACGAACAACGGTTGGGGCAAATACGATTGTCTGCCGTTAGACATGCAGGGACCAACTGTCTAACCATGCGACATGACGTGGACCTGACGTGGACCATACGTGGACCATGCGTGAACTAAGCGTGAACTAAGCGGATTCTAAAAGTTGCGGAAGATTCGTATGGGTATATCTCCCCCCGCGCGCACACAGAAAACCCCCATAGCCCCCCCGATCCTGGCGCAGACAAATCGATCTGGAAAGGGGGGTCGGGGCCGGTGCTTTTTGTGATCGATTGGCACACTATCGGACACACTATCGGACACGACCGGCGCAATCGCCTTGTTTTTATGGCGCTGTGCGATCCGATCCATATGTAAATCAAACACGGTCGTGATCTATTGGGCGCCCAAAGACATCGCGCCGGTGCCAAATGGTGCTGAATTCCGCTTGTTTTCCAATCGTTTACACTAATATGCGAACCACTGTTTTTTTCGTTTGACAATCGCACAGCACGCAATGCAGTCTTACGTTATCGCGACTCGCTTGATCGCGTCTTACTGTACACAAAACGCATGACAAAAAGGAAAACAAAATGTCAGCACCATTTGCACCCAAAGTATCACAATCGACTCTTGTGATTTCACCACGTCCCACAATCAACGGCTTTACGTCAAAAGCGTCCGCGATCCGTCACTTGCGGTCGCGTGGTCATGCTATTTGCACCATTTTAGCGAAACCGGAAAGTAATCCAAAGGTCGCAAAGAACGGCAAAATAGTTGACGTTATGACCGCGCCTATGCATCTTGCGCCGTCATGGCTGTCCGGTTTCAATGTGTGTCCGCAATCGTCTGCCGGTTGTCGCGATGCATGTTTGCATACTGCCGGCAATCCCGCGTATATGTCACAAAAAGAAACGTCGCGTATCACTAAAACGCAAGCTTATTTTAAAGAGCGCGACGCATTCCTTGCCGTACTAGTTTTCGAAATGATCGCGCACCGGACCAAATGGACCGCACAAGGTTATGACGTCGCTTATCGTTTGAATGCGACTAGTGATCTACCTTTTGAGCGTCGCACGGTCACTATAGACGGTCACACGGTCAATATCATGTCGCTGTTTAGCGATTGTGTCTTTTACGATTACACAGCGATCACAAAACGCGCGGTCGCGTGGGCGTCCGGTAAGATGCCACAGAATTATCATCTGACATTCAGTAAAAAAGAAGACAACGACGCGGACGTTTTGAACGTATTGTTTGCCGGTGGTAACGTCGCGGCGGTCGCGTCATTAGACGTCTATAAAGCGTCTATGGTGTCACGTCGTGTCACTATCGCCGGTCAATCGTTCCCGTGTATCGACGGCGACGCGCACGATTATAGACCGGCAGACGATACCGGCGTCGTGGTACTTTTGAAAGCAAAAGGTGACGCAAAGACTGATACGTCCGGTTTCGTCATCCGTGTCCAGTAAATCGCGATTCAGCAAATAGGAGTCTACGCTATGATACGCAAAGTTCTAATAGAGACCGCATTGATTTTATGCATGACCGTCGTGCCAATTTACACGTTTGTTCACGCGGTCCGCGCCGGTCTTATTCAATTTGAAGATGCGGACCGACGCTTTCAAGAGATCAAAAAGAAACACTACGGATTCCTTAACGACTAGCGGTCGGTCGCACGGGTCGCGCTGTACTCAATGCGCGGCCTAGTGGGACTGATCCCAAAGCAAACAAAAAGGAAACCAAATGAACGCTTCAAAGATTCTAAAAGTAGGCACCAATCGCGGGAAGCCGCGCGCATGGGTCGAGGGTAAATTCTTGATCGACGCCGATTGGACTCGTGGCGTCACGTACAATCAAACTATCGAAAACGGCGCGTTGGTTCTCACAGCCCATGAGAGCGGCAAGAAACGTGTTGCTGGTTCTGACGGGCGTCCAGTACTCGATTTAAATGGTGGCTATCTGGTGCCCTTATTTGAGGGGTGTACGGCGTTCCGTGTCACGCATGTCCAGATGTGGCGCGACGTGTCCGGCGTTTCGGTACTTTTCGATCAAATCGTAATCAAAGGAGTCAAATCATGATCTACAGCCAGTATTGCCGTATAGAAACACGCGCCGGTGGCGTAGGGTGCACCGACGTCGAATTCATTCGGGCGGCACACAAGTCACTATTGAGCCAATCGCGTTTCCACCATCTGTATCGTGCAGACCGTCATGCGTGGCTGCGTGAAGGTCTCGCGCTGCTCGAAAAGTCACGTCAACAGTATGTGCAAGTGAATCGTGGCGACTATTGGATTGTCGGAAAAGTGCGCGGGGCGTCCCAATGATTACCGGCGGGGCAACCGCTGCCGATTTCACAAAGTGGACCTTGGAAGCTGAGACGCTGACTGTCAGGCAATTGCGTTTTGTGATTGCCGATTGCCGACGCGCAAAAGAGGCGATGGCGACGTTCAACACGGAACGCGAAATGTTTTATGCCGACCAATCGATGACGTTCAGCGACGAACTGCGCCGACGTCTCGCACCACGTTGATCTATTCGAGCGACCGTTTCGGCGGTCGTTCTGATGCACCAACGTGCAACCATGCAGCAACTCGAAAGGTACTAAATGAAAATGACATTTGACACACACACGAACCGGCGGGACCGCACACGTCGTGCACCGGCAGGGCTACCTATTCCGACACATTTTGACATCCAATCGCAATACCGCAAGTCAACGGTGTCAGTCACAATTGAGGTCCGTGTAGACCTCGAAGGCGTCCGTGATGTTTACGATCTGGCAGACGTCCCAAAGGCGCACGATGTGACACGGAATGCACTGACTGAATACGCTAAAGGTGCGGCGGTCGATTGGCTTGAAACCATGCGGGTCCGTGGTGAAATCATTGAGCCAAACAAATGATCGTGCGCCAGTACAATTTTCCACGCCTTGAAGATTTACTGTTGAAATCTGAACGCCAACTTGACGGCCTGATATTCGACCAAGCGAGGCAATCCGAAATTCTATCAGTGACCCAACGCATCGCAGCGATCACAGCGGCGATGGCGGTCGGTGAGGAATACGAAGTTGACCATTAAGCAAAGTCCTGGGGGATCAATAGTGACTCCCAGGGAAACACAAACTGAAGGACTGAACGTATGAAACTATACACCAACGTCAAAGGCCAGTGGGTCGGCACCCAGTATGAGGCACGGAAAATAGACGCATGGCAGACTGACGTGCCTACAGACAAACCTAGCTTGTTGGCGTGGCTGAACGACAAGAACGAATTTTGGCAATCAATTGGCGAACAACACGCTGATCAAACTGGAAGTCTGCCAACCGCATCAGAACCACCAGCCACACGGTGGGACATTCGAGCCGCTGCCGACACGGCATCTCTGCAAGACCTACAATATGTTGTTTACAAATACATGATGCGTATTGATGATGAACTAGACCTCAAAAAGGAACTTAAAGTATGACTGACCTAAAAGGCAACCTACTGGTCCAGACGTTTCAAGCGTCTGGCTGGGTGTATCCAAAGGACCACGCACACACGCACAAAGCCAGCGTTTATCGCGCTTATGAGGCTTTGCTAGATGACGGCTTAGTGGAGAAAGATTGGGACAGTTCGACCATTCGATACCGGACAACTGAGAAAGCAAAACGTCAACTTTTGAGAGGACTGAACGCATGACCACCGAACTTACAAGAGGCGACACAGAGTCGTGGTTCGAAACGATCTGGGACGCGCTGCACGGCTACCGTGAGGACTGTATACCGGAAGGTGACGAAGCTTACGACGATCAGTGGAGCGACATATGCACAGCGATGGCGTGGCTCCGTGAGGAATTCGATGAGGACCACGCAGCACAAGAGGCAGACCGTGACGTGGTGGCGAACCTTGTGTACCATTCGATCAAGCACCACCAGCGACAATTGAACTTCATTAAGTGGCACCACGAACTCGAAGAGAAAAAAGAGCGGGAACGCATTGACTCACTTCAGAAGTTGCAGAAGTCGCTCGACCTCTAAGGTCCAGCAAATCGATATCTACTAGCTCGAAGGCTCGACATCACGTCGGGCCTTTGGTGTTTTCTAGAGGCTCCTACTGCCAATCGCAGGGGAACCCGAAATGAATCAACACGAACCGTCTGTCAGTTACTCGAAGTCTAACGAACCGTCTGTCGTTCTGTCATTGTACGACTACACCGGCACTGCACTCAGGCCTTGGGCCGTCATGGGATACGAGTGCCACGCATACGACATTCAGCACCCAAAAGAACCACATACAGAATACCCAGGGACTAAAGGTGGATACATCACGTATCACCACGCAGACCTACACAACATCAGGATGATCCACGATCTGTATGTACGCTTTAAGAACCGACACGTCGCTATGGCGTCGGCCTTTCCCGTCTGTACAGACCTGTCGGTCGCGGGGGCCAGACACTTCGAGGCTAAACGTCTCAAAGACCCCCAGTTCCAGACACGCGCAGCCGCCCACTGTCGATCAGCGGCCTTGATGTTCGATATGCTGGGCTGTCCGTGGTACGTGGAGAACCCGCGCAGTGTCCTAGCGTCACTGTGGAGACCGCCGGATTATCGATACCATCCGTGGCAGTACGGTGGGTACATACCTACAGATCAAGCTGAACACCCACGGTGGCCTCAGTACGTGGAGCCTCGTGATGCGTACAAAAAGCTGACCTGTTTGTGGACCGGTGGGGGCTTTGTGATGCCACCGCATAGTCCAGTGCCACGCATGGCAACACATGGTGATGGCTATGCGACTGCTATGATGAAGCTTGGCGGGTCCAGTGTGCGAACCAAGAACATACGATCAGCCAGCCCTCGTGGTTTCTCTAAGGCTGTCGCTGTGTCAAACCATGACGTCAGGTCGCATAGGTCACGTCACGGCGTACAGCAAACTGAGCATATCTATCAGCTTTCTCTTGATTTAGCATGACAAGCTGCTATATGTACCAACATTCGACCAGTTGACACGCAGTTAGCGTCGTCAGGACCGATAGGAAGCAACAGGGAGACATCATGAACCCAAAGACAAACCTAAAGATCAAACACAGCGAAGGAACCGAGGTCTATCCCTTTGCGTTTATCGCTGTGTTTACCGTACTTTCGCTACTCTACTCGCTCTTTAGTTGAGTACATGTGCACCTAGCCCTTGCTTTTGCCAAGGACCACTTAAAGTCCACTAAAAGATCGCTAAAAGAAACTCTAAAGAAACGACCCCCGAATAAACAAAACCAAAGACAAACTTAAAGACTCTATAGAGTCGTATAGTACACTTTATGTACCTTTAGGTTTGTCTATTTTTTTTGTCTTAACGGCGACAACCTATAAGCGAACGTAACGTACAGTAAGGAACAATCGGTTAGTATCAGTTAGTAACAGTTAGGAAACAATATGAATCAAACGAACACACCTTCAGTTGCCGCGTGTGGCTCAACGACAGTCTGGGCAAACGGACCAATGGCTCCACCCCGTCACGACGCACTCCTTTCGTTAAACATCTCGACACCAAAAGACACTTTAAGAAGACAAACAGGAAACCAAACGTATGGCACATCAAAGTTACTCTCGGAACACCAAGGACGCGCGGATTTTACGTGCGAAAGCTGGGGATTACGTCAAGAAAGTTCGTATCGAACAAGAGATGACGCAGCGGGACTTAGCTGAAGCCCTTAATCTCAAGTACTACACGTTCATTTCTCAGCTAGAGAACGGTCAGGGACGTCTGCCACCAAACCTCACGGTCCGTATGGCAATCGCTTTGAACCAAGACCCCAAAGAGTTCGCGTTGAAGATGCTGTCGTACTACGATCCGCATACACACATCGCAGTCACGGCGGGGGAAACACTACCGGATGACGAAACGGAACCAGAATGAACATTATACAATTCCCTAGACCTACGGGTATCACACAAGGTGCGATCAATTTGCTACATGAAGTTGCTGTGTGTTGGTCCAAGAGTGAACCCGCGCCACTCACGGTCGCGTTTGGTCTCACTGACGAACAAGAGGCGTGGTGTGTCTTCAGCGACGGTCTTACTGACGAACCACGCTACTCCTTTTGGGAACAAGACTGTCGGACATACTATATGGATCACCGTGTTGCTTGTCAGTGTGGTGACGTCCACCCGACCACCGCAAGGTCACTAAAGAAACTGATTGTTAGAATAAACGACGGAACAAAACGAAAGGCAAACGAATGAACTATTCGCTATTCCAGCGACCACGAAGTAGCTACTGGTGGGCTAAGTTCCCGTCAGTAGACCGCGAAGGGAAGGTCGTAAAGTACCACCGCAAGTCCACTAAGCGCACCTCAAAGAGTGAAGCGCATAGGGTGGCTCAAGCACTCGTTAAGCATGAAGCGGACTATGGTCAGCTTGGTGTCCGCAAACAGATGACCATTGGTGAAGCCGCACAGCGTTACATCGATCAACTGGATGATCCCCAGGGATACTGTTCGCTGTTTGCCTCACGCATAAAGTCCAGTAACTCGCGAGTAACCAAAGACAGTTCAATTGATCAACTGGATCGCCAACTGCTTAACGATTTGAAAGCACAGCGGTTGGCTCAAGGTCTCTCCAATAGTTATATCAACATGGAACTGTCGTTTTGGATCACGGTCTACAAACGCGCACAAAAAGACTTTGGCGCGGCGGTCAACACTACGACAGACCTCAAAGAACTGTCACTAAAGGTCACGCAGAAAACACGGTATCTGATGGACGGCGAAGAGACCCGCCTGTTGAGCGAACTGGACCCACACCGTGATGTCTACAACCGACCTTACGCCCAGCGCATAGGTACGGCACGTCAGGAGATGCTCCAGAACCAATACGACCTTGTGATCTTTCTGTTGGACACCGGTGCGCGGTACATGGAAGTCGCACAAGTCCCGTGGTCCGCTATCGATTACGCCAATTGGCAGACGGTTAACCTCTACCGCACCAAGGTTGGCAAAGAGGGTAACCTCAAGATGACATCACGTCTGCGTCAAATCTTGCAGCGACGTCACGCACAGTACGGCAACCACCCGTATGTCTTCCCGTCTTGGAAGCACGACAAAGAACCAATGGCTGGTGACCGTAAGTCCATTCGTGACGCCATCACCCGCGCTGGTCTCAACACACCGTCGATGATCAAGCGGTACGGTAGGTTCACCCCGCACTCGCTACGTCACACCTTTGCGTCACGCCTAGTGCAGGGCGGGATGTCACTCTACGGTGTCAGCAAATTGCTTGGACACTCGAACACCTCAATGACAGAACGGTACGCCCACCTGTCACCGTCAGCACTGGCAGATCAAGCCGTAGACATATTGGAGCAATCGCATGACTTATGATCAAATGATAAACGACCTGTTCTACCTTTGCATAGAGATACTGGTGGTGATGGGTAAAGAACTCGGCATGACCTACGAAGAGATCAACATCTGGTTCTTTGTGATCCTTCATCCGCTAGTCACTATCAGTCTTCTTGTGATGCTTTGGGTCCAACGGTCGCTGCACTATCGGACCTTGCGAAAAATACTTTTAAACTGATGCTTGATTACTGTTTTTTTTTGGCGCACTGTCGGACACACTTCAAATTTACTGTACCCGACATGACGTCAGAAGGAGCGTAAAAAGACAACGACTTCAAGGGATTACTGAAGGTCATCACTGTGTACACGCACAGTGAATCATATTTAAGCCATACCGGCTGATGATCCAAAGTCCCTTGAAACCCTAAGAAAAATCGATACCGATCAACAGGCTACAGTAAGCTTCGATTAATAACTTACTGAATTCAAGGACTTAACGAATGACAAAAAATGACACACTTTTGGACACACCAGAAGATCGCGCAGTAGCTTACGACAACGCAGCGACACTCGAAGAAATACAGATTATCCACGAAATGGCTGGCATCGATGAGGGCATAAAGAAGTATCGCGATTCGCTTCTGGACCCCAAACTGAAGCTGGCAGAGACTGCCGCCGGTCGGAAGATTTTTGCCGACATGATGCGAACCTTAGTCCCTGCAATCGAAGACGCGCAAGACGCAGCAATCGAAGGGATCGTCAACAGCGGCAAGGGTAGTCGCGCCGTCTGGTGGTGGCACATCTCGTTCATCAGTGCCGAGAAGCTGGCGATGATGACCGTCAAGACGATCTTGGGGATACGCACTGGTGACTTTTGTCACGGTCGATCAGCCACGTCGATCACCTTGGAAATCGGTGTGGCAGTGCGCCAACAGATTGAGTTCCAACGGTGGCAAGCGACAAGCAAGAAGACGTCGCAAGAGACCGGCGGTCCTGACCTTGCAGCCAAGCTGATCAGCCGCGCAAAGAATTTCAATCAGCGACAGTGGGGCAACTGGACCCGCAAGATCGATGAAATCGAAACGCTTGATTGGTCTCGCGATCAAAGAGGACACATTGGGGCCAAACTGTTGCAGCTTGCGGTCACCAATACTGATGGCTTCTTCATTCTGAAATACGTGCAGATGCGTAACAAGACACAACGACAAGTCTTTCTGTCAAACGAGTGTCAAGCGATGATCGAAGACATCCACAGCCGTGTCGAGGTGGTCACCCCCGCAATCAAACCAATGCTGATAGCGTCCAAACCGTGGAAGTGGTGTGAGCGTCTAGGTCGCTACAAGGGTGGCTACTGCATGGTCAAAATGGACTTCATACGTGGGGGTCTGCACAAGCACACAGCTAGCCTTACTGATCCTGTCAGCCAGACCACGCTCGACGCCGCCAACAGTCTCGGTGCTGTGCCGTACTGTGTTGACGAGCCAATCCTTGATGTGGCGATGGAGATATACAATCAGGGCTTAGAGATCATTGAGTATCTTCCAAAGCCAGACCCTGTCGCCCTGCCCGACCGTCTCGAAGACGATAAGTGGGACCGCATGTCCAAAAAGGAACGGGCGCAGTGGAAATACAATCTGACCAAGCTGCACGAAAAGAACGCCAGTGACGTCAGCAAACGTGAGAGTGCGATCCGCAAGTTCCATCTGTCCAACGACCACCGTGGTCTCGAACTGTTCCACCCGATCAAGATGGACACACGGGGCCGATTCTACTACACGACCCCAGATTGGAACCCTCAAGGAGACGGGCTGGCCCGTGGGACCATGCGGTTCGCCAATGGTGTCGCGCTGGGTCCGCGTGGTTTGTACTGGTTGGCTGTCCGACTGTGTAACACCTACGGAAACGACAAGGTGACCTTTGACGAAATGCAAGTCTGGGCGGCTGAACATCACGACCTCATCGAAGACAGCGCAGTGCAACCCTTTGACGGCTTCCAGTTCTGGGCGTCTGCCGACAGTCCGCTCGAATTTTTACAGACGTGCATGGAGTGGACCGCCGCCACCGGCTGTGACAACCCTGAGAACTTCCTGTCTACCCTGCCGGTCCACCAAGACGGCTCGAACAATGGTCTGCAATTGATGTCACTGCTTGGGCGCGATCCGGTTGGCGCAAAGCTGACTAATTGTTCGTCTGAAAATGCACGGTTTGACATCTACAGTGAGACTGCCGACGTGGTGAACGCTCTGATCGCTGAAGACATCCGCATGGGCAAGCGTACAGAAGAGGCACACCGCTGGGTTGGCAACGTGGGTCGTGCTGAATGCAAACGAGCGTGTATGACCACGTCGTATGGTGTCACTCCAAGAGGGATACAAGACCAGTTGATCTCGGACGGGTTCGTAGACAAGCTGGACGGTGATCTTCTGAAGAACGCGGCGTACCTACGGGACAAACTGGTGATCGCATTGGAGAAAACCGTAGTCGCCAGCCGTCCGATCATGGATTACTTCCAGCAAGTCGCGACGGCACTGGCAGAAAAAGGTGTTGCAATGCAGTGGCGCACACCAGCCGGTACAACGATCCAGCAATCGTACTGGAACGTCAGTAAGACGGACATCAAGACGGTCATGGGGTCATATTTTCTTTGGGACGAGAACCCGTTGGGTGGTCTCAACAGCCGCAAGCAAAGCCTCGGAGCATCGCCCAACGTGATCCACTCGCTGGATGCCGCTTTGATGCACCGGATGATTGTCGATCTCAAAGTGCAGGGCGTAACGGACGTGTGTGCGATACACGATTCATTTGCAGTTCATCCGTCCAACGTAGACATGATGAGAAACAGCATCCGGTCTACCGCTGCCGACATCTTTAAGGGCGATTGGATCGCTGATGAGTTCCACCCGTATGTCCGACGTAAAGCTCAAGGTGCAGACCTACCGGAGCCACCAGCGCAGGGAACTTTCGACCCCAAAGAGGTGCTAGAAGCCCCGTATTTCTTCGCGTAATCGGCGGGTCAACTTTAAAGTGTGTCCTCTGTACCAAGCGGCGGCTTTTGCCAACTGTACACCCATCCGGTTGGCTTTCTCCCTAGCTGCAATTTCGCAGCCACCTTGCCCTCGCTGATTAATTTCAGTGGGGGCTTTTTTTTGTATCTAAAGGATCAATCGAATGGCTAAACGCCCAACCAAAATCGTAGTGTCTCCCCCCGCCACCGCTGCTTACGCATGGCTGAACACTCCTGACGAGGGTCAGCAATATTCTGACGGTAAATACAAAGTTACCTTGTGTCTTCAAAAAGGAGACCCAACGGTCGAAACTTTCATCGCTCAAATTGAAGAGTTCTCCAACGACCTCGCTGAGAAAGAATTCGGAAGCGTACCTAAAGTTCTACGGATGCCTCACAAAGACGGCGATGAGAACAAGAAGGA